CGCTGTCGCCCTTGTGATTTTACATTTCGCCATTTTGATTTATTTAAAAAATACATCTATGTCTATATTGTAAAAATCGCTCAATTTTTTGACTAATTCAACACTAATCTTCTTTCTTTTTCCATTCTCAATCTTGGAGTATTCCGGCTGAGTGATTTTAAGAGCTTCTGCTAATTCAGTTTGCTTAAATCCACCAAGAACCCTGAGTTTTCTAATTGCATCGTATGTATTCATATTCTTCTATTGCTTTAAAAATTTGATATACTACTTGTGGAACGATTGCGTTGCCATATGCCTTTATGGATTCATTTCGCCACTTTGAAAAGGTAATTCCGTCCAGTTCGGTGGGAAGCCCATCATCTCCGCCACAAATCGGGGATTGAGATGGGAATTTCCTCCACCAATTTTGTGTGCTATTTGCTCCGCTAAATTGCTGTTTTCTGCATTTTTCTTTTTGTGTTTTCTTAAACTTTCCATCGTCATTTGCGAGCGCATTCCATCCGATGCGCTTGGTGTTAATAGCATTCGGCTCAAGGTCATCGAATGCATTGAACCCGGTTTCACTTGGGTGCTTTTCATGTTCGCAGTCGCGTTGGTTGAATCCATTGCCGTTGGCGTTGGTAGCATCATTGCTTGTGCCAATTGTACCAAGTGCAATCCGTATTTCGTTCCCGTTGTTTTGCTGATGTTTTCCCCGTTCGTCAGTTCTCTTTGACTGTGTGAATCCAACAGCTTTGGAGTAGGCAACAAACCAAACTCGTTCTCGTTGGTGTGGCGCATTGACCGCGCTCGCAGGTATAATAAAGGGCGCGACTTGATACCCAAGATTTTCCAAGTCAGCACACACCTCGTTGAATACCAGTCCCCCGTTCCAATTAGTAAGCCCGCGAACGTTTTCGCCCACAACGAAACGCGGGGCAACCTCTCTAATGACTCTAAGCATTTCAGGCCATAGATGGCGTTCGTCTTCTTTTCCAAGTCGCTTTCCTGCGCTTGAGTATGGTTGGCATGGGAATCCCCCGGTGAGAATATCAATTTGGTTTGCATACTTTGTAAAATCACTTTTAGTTATATCGGTAAATAATTCTGCATTAGGCCAGTAATGTTTTAGCACACGTTGCCCAAACTCATTCCATTCACAATGGAACATGTTTTCCCAACCCATCCATTCGGCTGCAAGGTCAAAGCCTCCTATGCCGCTAAATAACGATCCATGCTTCATTCGTGCCATAGTTTAGTAGTTGCCCAAAAGTTAGCCACGTAGTTCGCATCGGTCTTGATGTTAATGGTGGGTATGTTGTTGCGCAGGTGGTTATATTCCCAATAGCCTAACTTGCTCACCTCGTAATCGAAACCAATGAGATGACCGCAATACTGGATGGTGGGGTATTCAACCGCAACGCTAAAGTTGACGATGTAGTTAAAGCCGTTTAACGTAACCAAATAGGCATTGTGCAACTCTTGCCCATCCTCGTCCACGATGACCTGCTTATCGGGCTGATATACGTTTTTTACCCATTCGTACATGACGCCTACACTTACCCGTAGTTCGTTTCGCATAACATGGAATGGCTTCTTGTTGATGTTGCGTCTGATATACGCAACCTGCTTTGCTGTGGGGTGTTGAATATCACTCATAGTTGTGTTTGTATTTTTCTAAGTAATCATGTAATTTACCTGCTTTGATTAATCTTGTTTTATCTTCTGCATCAAAATAGCCTTGCTTCCAAGAATCATGTATATTTTCAAATTCCATTTGCTGTGCTTTAGATTTTAGGTCTATAAATTGACTTGCAAAGTCATTGCTTGATATTTCTCTTTTGAGATATTTTATTAATAAAGCATGTGCCTGGTCATACAACCAATAAGTTCCATAAGTGTGTTTACTCATCGCCTTCGTTTTTAATAGTTATTGAATTAATGACTTCGCACAGGGGCAACTCAAGCACTTGGCTGAGATTCATCAGCTGTCGTAGCTTGATGCTGCCGGGATCAACACACCAGTTGTGCAAAGTCTTTTTAACTATTGGTGTATTGCTTCTTTGCATCGCACGAAGTAGAGCAGCTTTACTGCCCACCGTGCGTGCAATCAATCCGTTTAATTGATTGGTATTTCTCATAGTTTAGGTTTTAAATCAGGGTTAACAGCGTAGAACACTTCGCGGTGGGCTTCGCTAAACATGTGCATGAATACACTTTCATCAATAGCCCTATAACGCTTATCGCGCATATCGATTTCAAGTCGTGCTTGCACCTGTATTGAGTCATCGTATTTACGAGTTTCAATCTGCTTGTTGGTGCTGTAACTTAAAACCGTAGTTAATACCATGTCCGCAGACATGCAGCAATAGATATCGCCAAAATTTCCGCAAGTGTAGAAAAAAGGCAATGTGATTTGGGTTGTTTCGTTTACCACTGGGTGGTAGTTGTTTACTTCGATTGTCATTGTATTGATTTTTAAATTGTTTACTTGTTGTTGTAGTCGTTCCAAATAGCTGTGTTCACAGCATCTTCGATTTCGGTGATTAGCTTTTCATCCGTGCATGACTTGATGTATTCGGTCAAATCTAAGCGGCCACACATCACTGTGTACTTGCTATCGTTAATCTCAAGTTCGTCTTGCTCATCGTGATTACCCTGCCAGTTCCACATGCTATAGGTAACGCTAATCGATAGAAGCATCGGGGCGTTGTCGCAGTCGTGTTCAAAAGTGAAATACATGGGTTATTGATTTAAATAGTTATTGATTACCTTTGTTGGGTACAAATCTACACTAAAGTTTTAATGGTGCAACTATTTACACTGAAAATTTAACAACCTTTAACGTTTTGCGGCTTTGTTTTGTTGGCGATTTAACCACTAAACTTTATTTGAAACACTAAACTTAATAATATGACAGAAGGTAATTTGAAACCGAAAACCGCCAATAGAACAAAGGTGCTGTTATGTGCTGTTTTTGCTTTCTTTCAGCGAAAGACTTGCAAACACTTATTCAGAGGAAGGGATATGCAAACAAGGAACGCAGATGGAATAGTAAAATGGCAATGTTACAAATGCAAAAAAGTGTTTGAGGCTGAATACGGACTAAAAATATTAGAACAGGGAACTTGTGATGGTGTGTGGGGAGAAAGCAAAAATTGCATATAACAAATCGACTGCGTTAGTTACAACATAAAAAAGCACTACAACGCATGGCTTGACAAGGCTACAAGGCTTGCCCACGATAAATGTAAGGGAAGCGATCTACTACACGAGGTATTAGCCAGGCTGATGGATAGACCAGAGCAGGATGTGCAAGACATCGTGTGCCGTGGCAAGGTGGAGCAATATGTTAACCGTGCATTGTGGTTATCATGGCATAGCAACCGCAGCGATTATGCGATAAAGTACCGCAAGTATTACGAGCTGCACACGGAAAAAGGCGCAGAAGACACAAAGCAGGATGAAACATGGATAGGTGCGTTTATCGATGGTGAGTATTTGTACAGCGCAATAGGACGCATGCATGAGTTCGATGCAATCCTGCTGCGACTATACAGCAAACCCGACTTTAACTACAAAGAACTGAGCGCGACAACCGGTATACCATACCCATATCTGCGCACAGCCATACACCGAGCATTAAAAAAGATTAGAACATATGTTGAACTTCAACGTGCCGCTGCACATTCAAAGAGAGAGGCTGGCGATTTGTAAAAAATGCAAGTTCTTTAAGCCATTAACGCAGTCATGCGGCACACTTATCGTGGGCGATACTGTCGAACCTGAAGAGAACAGCGTTACGCACTACAAGGAGAAGATAAAGTTGTGCGGTTGCATCATGCCCATTAAGACCATGTTTAGGTTTGCATCATGCCCGGCACATAAATGGTTTGCACTTGACTGGAAGCCTGAAGAGATTGCGGAGTTAAACGAGTTTATTCACCGCATCCATAAGGCGAATAAGATTGAACCGCAGGACCTGCAGCAGTTGTACAAGTGGGCAACTAAAATGACAGGTGTGCATCAGCAACCATCGGGATGTGCATCGTGCATACGCGACCTTATAAATGAGTTTCGCAGGC